ATGGCGACACCAACGAAATTGTCATTGGGTATGACGCCACAGGTGCAGGCTCTAACAGCGTTGTCTTAGGTAATGACAGTATCACTAAGACGGTGTTGAAGGGGAATGTTCAGACAGAAGAGCATACACAAACTTCGTTGTCTGCCGACCCTACTGACCCAGACGCAGGAAATAGCGTACAATGGGTGAGTGACGGGACGGGGTCAGGGGACGCTGGCGACGTGATGATGAAGATAAATGTTGCCGGCGTAGTAAAAACGACAACGCTAATTGATTATTCAACATTATGACAAAAACGTATAAATTATCAAAAGTAGAAGTAGAGAACGAGCAGAAAACGATTACTATTTCTGAAGATGTTACCGAAACGAGGGAGGAAAAGACCACTGTTGCTCAATTAAAAGAGGAACACGCACGGCTTATCTCCCAGATTGAAGACATGGGAGCAAGGGCAGATGGAATCGTGGATAAGTTAGAAGGCATTGAAAGGAATCTAACGGATATTACCGTTACTGGAAAGCCAGAACGAGTCATTGATGCCAAAGCAACTAAGATGGTTATGAAGGGAAAAGGACAATAATATGAGTGGCTGGACAAAATGGGAAGGCGATAAGGTTAAGAGGCTGACGAATGCGGCTATCAGCGAAGCCGTGGGCAATGCCGCGCGCGCAACGTTGGGCCAGTCTAATCAGCAGGTGCCCCTGGATGAAGATACATTGCTCACTTCGGGCATGGTAAAACAGAACCCGGCCAACTCAATGGAATGGACGATTAGCTACGGCGGCGGGCCGGGCACGGGTATCTCCCGAGTGCCGTATGCCGTGAAGTGGCATGAGCAAGATGCCAACTTTCAGCATGGAAGAAAAAAGAACTATCTGCGCGACCCGATAAAGACGTTTACACCGAAGGCACTTAAAAAGGAAATAAAAAAAGCATTAAAACGAACATTATGATAAAATCAGCATTCACGCGAATATGGAACGGCAAAAATTACGAAAAAGATGAGCCTATGCCGGAGGCCACAGAAAGACAGGCACAGGCCATGATTGATTGCGGGCAGGCTTACCGCGCCGATGAGGTGGCGATGGATAATACCAAAGATGAAATCGTTGATCATCTAATAAGTGAAGGTATAGCATTCACTGAAAAAATGACGAAACAAGAACTATTAGACCTACTGTAATGATAGCAAACGGACTTGCAGAGTATTTAGCAACGCTGAGCGTAGGCACCACAGGTGTGGATCTGTTTATTCGCTCGATGCCGGATACCCCTGACAATGCGATATGCCTGTACGACGAGCCAGGTTTTGTGCTGCAAGAATCACATACGTTTGATGAAGACGCTTTCGGCAGCCAGATAACGACGCGCGGCAGTTACACCTTTGCTCACGATAAAATATTAGAAATACATCGAATTATAACGAATATAACCGGAACATTTGACGGAATCGAAATCCGACAAACAACCATTCAAACATCACCTTCTTTTGTGGAAAACGATGATGAAGGGCGCGCGGTCTATTCAGCGCACTACGAGCATCACTGCAAAATTGGGCAAAACATAAATCGTAAACACTAAAACACTACTATTATGGCTCAAGAAGTAAGAAGTGCGGGTTGGAGTATCACATTAGACACCGATGATATCGGGCGTCTACTGGGATTTAGCTCATCCGATTCGATATCAGAAGAAGAAGTGGCCGGACTTTCCGACACCGTCGGATCTCCGCCTATCATAAAGGAACAGTATAATGCAACATCAATCGGCTCAACGGCTTCCTTTAATGGAATCCTCATCAAAGGCGATGCCGGACAGACCGCCGTGGAAACAGCAAAGGACACGGGATCAGAGATCACGCTGGATTTTACCGACCCCGCAGGCGACGGCTATAGCTTTACAGGCTTTATTACCGGCTATGAAAAGACGGCAGAGAAGCCGGATTCACAAAAGTTCAGCGCCGATATGCGTGTTAATGATAAAGCCGACATAACCGCCGCTATATAATGGAAAACGAACTAACAAATACCGAAATACTTGACCGCGACTTGGAAGAGTTCACGGCCGAGCAGGAAGATTCCTTAATCATTGACTTTGATCAGGCGGTGGCATCGCAACGCGCGAAGGCTATTACCGTCAATTTCGATGGGGATACTTTTAAGCTTCCGAGTGAGGCTCCTGCATGGCTGCCGTTGTTCATAAACCGTAATACCAAGAATGGAGAGGTTCCGGATGAAAAGAACCTTGAAATGATTGAGCGGCTGCTGGGCAAGGAATTTGCTTCCAAGATCGTGGACGGCGACTATAACCATGTATCTTTCAAGCTGGTTAATGAAACCATTCTTACCCCCGTTATGGAGCATTGGGGTATGAGCATGACCGATACTACTAAAAAAAAGTAGAAGCCCACGATCCGCGGCTCCTTAACTGGGGCTGGGCGTATCTGGAAGCTGACTTTTTGCGATTCTACCAGATGGATTTGGTTGAAGAGGTCTTTGCGAACCAAATGCCGATGCGTCGGTTTATGATTCTTATCCGCGGGCTTCCGGCCGATTCAGCGTGGGCGTATTTCTTAGATAATGATGAAGGCCGCGATATGGTTAATTCTAATATTAATATGTGAGGTAATTTTGGCCTTTTCTGTAGGAAGTCTTTCAGCAAGTGTAACAGCCGACCAAAGCGGATTCAATGCCGCCATGAATGACGTGCGAAAAAAAGGGGCTAAGACGGCTGATCGTATAAGCAAGAAATTCCGTAAGGTCGGCCGGAAGATGCAATCGGTAGGCAAGAACCTTACCGCTGGACTTACGCTTCCTTTAGTGGCTGCCGCTGGGATGGCTATCAAGACCGCGGCCGATTACGAAGCCCTTGAGATGCAGTTATCCATCCTTACCGGCTCCGCGGAAGAGGGGGCAAAAGCATTTAAGAAATTAGAAGAGTTTTCGGCCGGCACGCCCTTCCAGCTCAAAGACCTGGTAAAGGCAAATAACACCCTTATTGGCATGGGGCAAAGCACGGAGGTTGCTTTTTCTAATTTGCAGATGCTTGGTGATGTGGCGGCGGGTACGGGGGCTAATGTTAATGAACTGGCTATCACGTTCGGTCAAGCCTCCGCTGAAGGAAAGCTTATGACCCGCGATATACGAGAATTTATCAACCGTGGTATTCCCATGACGAAGCTACTGGCCGACTCAATGGGTGTAGGGAAAGATGCAATTTTTGATCTGGCTTCACAGGGCAAAATATCGTTTGATGTGCTTCAAAAAGCTATTGAAGATGCTACAACGGGAACGGGCTTGTATGCGGGCGCCACTGAAAAGATGGCCAGTACATTAGGGGGGGTATTCTCAACGCTCCGCGATAATGTGGATAGAGCCCTTTCCGAGATCGGCACATCCATTGTTGAGACGTTCAATCTAAAAGATGTAGTGAAGGGGCTTATTGAAAATATAGGACAAGCCGTTGATTGGTGGAAAAGCCTGTCAAAAACCATGCAAAAAACGATTGTTATTGCAACGGCCGTTGTTGCTGCAATAGGGCCGATTGCATTAGCGATAGGAACAGTACTAGTAGTTCTCCCTGCCATGATTGCCGGATTTACTACGCTAATGGGGCTTATACCCACACTTGCAGGAATGTTTGCAGCCCTTACAGGGCCAATAGCGTTAACCGTTGCCGCTATTGCAGGAGCAGCAGCCCTTATATATACAAATTGGGATACTCTTGCCGCCTATTTTACCACCGGCGACGGGGCGGAAATGTGGCAGACCACAAAACGTATTGTTACTACCACAATGGGTGCGGTAAAATTAGCTATTAAAACAGCTGTTACAGAAATAAAAAAAATATGGGGTTCTATTGCCGCCTATTTTACGACGGGAGACGGGGCGGAATTTTGGAGTTCATTAGTTGAAACAGTTTCAACATATATGAAAGCCGTATGGAGCACCATAAAATTTTATATAGGGGTGATAAAAGCACTATGGGATACTTTTGGGGATAGAATTATATCAAGGTTAAGTTCAGCCTGGGATCGTATTAAGATCATAACATCAACGGTGTTTCGTGTACTTATTGATATTGTTACAACTGCATTAGATCAAATAACTAATTTTATAAATTTATTTAAAGGAATCTTCACTGGTGATTGGCAGCTTATTTGGGATTCTGTTAAAAATATTGTCATCACTTCCGTTAATGGTACCATTAGCGTCATTGAAAGTCTTGTTACCGGCTCCATGGATTTACTCATATCACTTTTGGACAGCTTAGGGGTCGGTGATGCAATCAAAGAATCACTGAAGGCTGGCCGTGATAGCATTAGTAAATTTGCAGAATCATTAAAAATTTCTAAACAGGGCATAGATAAAAACACAGAAGCTGCCGAAGCATGGGGGGCCGCTGTTAAGGCTGCAGGAGACAAAGCTGAGGAAGCCGGGAAGAAAGCGGCC